CGCAGGCCCAGCCGAAGGCGACACCAGCGCCAGACGTCCTAGTGCCGATGGTTTCGTTTACACCGGTCTTCAGGAACTGCGACTCGTAGACGTCAAAACCGTAGACGTTACGAATAAATCGCATACCCGTCGAAATACCCGAAGTGATAATGCCTTCCCACTGGGGATTATTAGAGACGTTAACGAGGTTAGTCGCAGTCTCAAGAGCATAAGCCACAGACGGATCAACAATGGCCACGAGGTTCGTGCCGGGAACGTTAGCCTTGGTAAGGGCGTAACGAGCCTTGGCGAAGTCCTGCGGAGACATCGTTTCATTCGTGCCAGCACCAATCCAGCGGTGATCCGCGTTATTGATCTGGTTGGCGTTACCGGGCGTCTGACCATCCGGCATCTTAGAGAGGATATTAACCTCCATAGCCGCCATAATAGCACGACGCTGCTTCGGAACGAAGGCCGCCATAAGCTGGGACGTGTAGTAGCTGTCCTGCTTCATTTTCTCGGTAATATACGTGCCAGACTCTTTGTACTGGTCGATAGAGAACGTAAAGTTACCGGTATCCATGGCGGAGTACTTAACCGCCTGCCCCTCGACATAGTCGATTGCTTCGGCCTGGCCGATGCTGGGGATATTAATCGTGTCACCATCCGGGAAATCAGTGAGGACTCGGACATATTTCATGCCCATGAGGTCCGCTTCAAAGGCTTCCTTAAGGTCGGACGACCACAACTGCGAGCGGATAAGATGCTCGTTGTTGGAAGTCATAAAACCAGACATTATTTAATCCTTAGGTAAAAAAGGCAGCGCCTTGTTTAAGGGCGTCATCATACCTTTGTTTCTGGGTTGACACAGACCAGTATTGTTCCGGATTAGACTTCCGGAGGTTGTCGTAATACGCCTGGTTCCTAGTGCCCGACTGGGTCGTTCGGAAATCCGTATTCTGGGTCCTAGCCGGCGGTGAACCCGCACCCGTAGCGGGGACATTTCCTACGATACGTAGAAAAGCCTCTGGGGACTGTTCAGCAATGGCTTGGAGTTGGGCCTGTGACAAATAAGTCAATTTCTGTCGAGACTGTAGAACTGCTTTCCAGTCCGATCCCCAGAGCTTTTCAAGGTCATCTGTGACCCGCTTGAGGTTGGCCTGCTTCTGGAGTTCCTGGTTCTGTTCAAGAAGATTTTTCTTGACAAGTTCCTCGACTTGCTTAGGATCAAACTTAGCTGGTTCTTCGCGCGGAGGCTGGTTATCCTCGACCTGAACCGAAGGCGGCTTAGACACGATTTTGTCTAGAATGTCTTTGACGCGATCCGTAGCTGCTAGTTCCCGACGGTATTCGTCGTTCTCCCGTTTCAACTGCTCAATGAAGTTATCTTTATGGAGAACTGATTTTGCAAGGTCTTCGTTGGTCTTGAATTTCTTGCCGTCGCCGACGAGCTCGGGAAGGTATTCTTTGGTATCGTCGATGACTTGAGCCAGAGGCTCGGTATTGAAAAGTGGGTCCACTTTTATTCCTGTAAAAATCCTAGGAGGTCGTCCCGGAGTTCGAGAAGAGTTTTGATTTTACCGTTCAGATAGGCCTGCTTAAACGCCCACGACGGTGTATCGAAGTCTTCAGAGACAAGCGTAGCGCTAGCTTCGGAGACTTTTTCATCTAGGATCGTTCGGAGGCGTTTCAGCGCCAAAGACGACCGTAGCATATTAGTGAATTCGGTTTTGTCGGTCTTCTCCGACATTTCACCGTACCACTGAAGACTAGGCTGCCGGGGCACTATTATCCTCCGGCATACCCTGTTGTCCACCCGCACCTAAATCAGCGTCATAATCGTCTTGGCTTAGTCCTGACGGAGTCCCGGCTTCCATGGCGTTTTGTTCGTTATTGGTCTGCTGGATAGACTTGGCCTGCTTTTCCTCGGTTAGACGGATATAAGGCGTGACGACTTCATAGTCAGTCAAATCCAGGATGTCTTCAAACAACTGGGCTAGTTTGACGGATGAGAAGTGCGCCTTGATCGCAGGATCAGCACCAACAGCCGAACCATAGAAACCTGTGAGGTTCTGGACTAGATTGGCTTTTTCAGCAAAGTTTCTAGCCGCAATCGGAACAATCCGGCCGTTGGCTTTGATGTCGTCTGGAGTAATACTCTGGAACGTCGTGAAATTAAATTCATCATCAAAGACAGAAATCTGCGCCGAGGTCATATTCCTACGGCCGAGTTCGATGCAGAAGTTAATCAATGGTTCGATAAACTGCTCCTCGAACTGCATGCTCTTGGCTTGGAAGAGCCTAGCGGCAGCGTTCTCTAGACGTTGGACTTCGTAGGCGGTTTTCTCACCCGGAGTCCTGATGCCCATAGCTTCCTTAGGAGCACCAGCCATTTCCTCCATACGCTGCTCGATAGCAGTGATTTCGATGTTGGCTTGAAGAACCTGAAACGGAGGCGCAACCATTTCGACGTCACCGGAGTCTCCGATGTGGATTTTCTCCATAGGAGCCCAAGTAAAGTCATCGATATAGCCTTTGACCTTGAGCGGAGGGAACGTAATCAGATCAAAGACGTCACTTTTGAGGTTTTCGATGTGGTCGAGACGGTATTGAAGACCGACGAGATTGTCGAGAGGACCCATGGCCCAGGGGTTGTCCTGACGAACACGCCAGCCGACGTGAGCCAGTGGAGCGTATCCGAAGTATCCCGGATTGGGTTTCTTCATTAGAACTTTGTGGCGGTCGACTACCGTGATGATGTAATTCTTATAGAAAACATCGTTCTCGGAGTCATAGATGTCGCCGTAGAAAGTCAGGATTTCTACTGTACCAGACTGGAGGTAGTACGAAAAATTCGTAAAGCCGTCGACCTGATAAAACGCATCCTTAGAGATCGTCTCGGTTCCAGAAGTCCACTGTGTAGCTCCCTGACGGATTTCACGAAGGTAATTGAACAGGGCTTCGTAGTGTTCTCGGTTCTCGTCCTGGGTTTCCCGTTCTAGGATTTCCTTGACTTCGCCTAGGCTAGTGAGACTACGGACGATCTTCGGGGATTTGATGATATTATCGGCGGTAGGATTAAAGACGATATCCAGAGGCGAAATCCTCCGGATCATCGGACCGACATAGCCGACTTTGGTTTTATCGTCTAATTCCTGACGCTGATCAATCCAGTCGTAGGTAGCGAAGCAGTTCCCGTAATCGATATAATCGAGCAGACATTTCTTGATCTCTCGTTTGAACTCAGGATAAGTTATAATTGAGTTCGCGTAGTTCTCAAGGGCGCGCTTCTTCGCTTTAGTATTCGAGGACTTGTCGTTAGCAAGCCAGTACAGCCACTTCCGTCGCGGAAACAGAGCGGCTTCGTAGTTAGCTAGGAGATTGTCTCGAATTTGGCAGAGCTTCGGAAGAGTAGTCTTATTCTTCCAAGGCAGTTTAGAATTAGTCGTAGTCGTGGTATCTGTCGCGTAGACGTACTTGCGGACTTCTTCCCAGTCTCGTTTCTTGTTCTGTCTAGCGACGTCCCAAGACATATAGAACCGGGAGATTTCACAGCCGAGTCTATCAGCGGTGAGATACTTGTCTAGGTCAATCGTATTTCCGGCCACCGGTGATCCTTAGGGCTTCTTCCGGATCGACCTTGCGTGTGCTTGATCCAGGGAGTTCAGGGAATATAGTTTCTTTAGGATTAAAGAGTTTACTATCGTCGATATTAACTGGGTCGTTACGACGATCTTCTACGTCCGAAGACATTCGGTAGTTCTTAATCCTGTCGACGTAGGTTTCGTTAGGAATGGCATTAGTGAACTCTCGGGCGTCAGGGCCTCGACGACGCATCGGCATTAAGACACTCCTCCAAAACGACCGCTGTTGAGGCTAAACAAAACAGGACTACTGCCGGCACCGCTAGGAGGCACGCAGACATCAATACAACTAGCCAGAGCGTCCTTAATATCGTCGTGACTAGGGTTATTAGTAACGAGCTCTTCTTCCAGCGTCTGGCATAGACCGCCCTGATAATGGAAAATCTGGGCGTTTTGATACCGAGCCTGAAGGATCGCATT